TGCCTATCTTCTCTGCATATTTATCTAAAATAGCATTGATTGGATCTCCACTCTTATTCTTACCTTTATCAATAATTTCTACTGCCATTGATAGGATTCCTTTTTGCTTTGCGTTTCCTTCTTTATTTAAAATATTGCCTGTTTGTTCGAGCCTTCCACTCTTATTTATTACTTTAGCAAAAGCGTTTTTATCAGATACTAAACTTTGTTTCAATTTAGCAATTAGTTTAACTTTATTTATTGCATTACTTCCAAAATTAAAAGTATCTCCAAATAATCCTGTTTGTGCTGTATTATTTTCAGTTAATCCAGAAGCACTCGCTTTTACCATATCAATAAATTCTTTAAGTTCGCTATTTGTTATACCGTTTTCTTTTTGGATATAATCATATATTGCATTTTGGTTAGCTTCATTTAGTTTATTACCCTTAGGTAAAGCTTCACCTATTATAGAACCCTGGGTGTCATCTAGTGTTTTATTAACTATGTGCATCCATAATCTATCGTTTAATTGTGCTATATGGTAACCTTGCATTACACTTTTATCCGTATTAGAAAGACCTTTGGATTTAATAGTATCTAAGGAATAATTACCATCCCTGAATACTTGTGCTATATCCTTTGGAGAACCTTGATTCTCTGAAATATTCTGTAAGGCTCCTATCTCTCTTGCCATTTTATCAGTTATGCCATCAGATTCTTTTAAAATCTTAGCATCTATTCTACCCACTTTGTTTCTCTTAGCAAGTTCTAACCTATGATGTCCATTAACTACCCATAGTTTATTTGACTTGTCTTGCCATAAAGTTACTGCATTTGATAATTGATTATCCCACTTATCAGTACCTTTTAATTTATTACTTGCCCCCGTTTTAGTATCTGTATTTTCTTTAAATTGGAATCTTGTTGGATCTGTATTAATTGAACCTACGCCAACTGATTTTACATTTGAAGAATTAACGATATTTTCTGCTTGTTTAATTTCTTCTTTGGTAGGTAGAACCTCTTTTACTGTTTTAATATCTGTAGGCTGTATTTGCTCTTTAGGTACATTCTCTGTAGGTTTAGGTTGCTCTAGTGTAGGTTTTATAGAAGTTGCCTGTATACCATTTATAGCCGGAGCAATAGGCTGATTTGGAGTAGGAGATACATTATTTGCCTTAATTATACTATCACCTTGTGTGGCTTGTATATCTGCATTTTGAGGAACATTTAACGCTGTAGGAGTATTTACACCTTCTACGTTAGTTTGCTTCTCTGTGGCAATATTAGGCTCATTAGTTTGCCTTATAGCAAGCTCTGCATCAACTTGTTTAATTTGGTCTTTAGCGACTTCTTGTACTTGTGGTTTCAACTCGCTCATCATAGAATTTAGATTGTCTTTATGTGCAATTAGTTTTTCATTTGGTACTTGGTCCATAGGAACAACTATTGAATTACCATTTTGGCTAGTATCCATCATACCAGTAACAAATTGGCTTTTAGGTTGTTGAACTATAACCTTTGGTTGATCTACTGTCTGTTGTGTTTCAGGTGTTTGCTGTGCATTTTGAATCCTTGCTACATCATTTCTATGACTTTTAGCCAATGCAGTCAATATTGCTTTCATAGCAGGATCATCACTTGCTTGTGCTTCTTTATCGAATCCATCTGCTAAATCTAATTTAACCTGTAATTCTGGCGCAATTGTAACTGACTTCGGTGCCTTTGTTGGTACGATATTTTGCGAAGGAGTCTTTTCTACTGGTGGAATATTAACATCACTTGTAGGAGTTGTCGCCTTATCCTCTACGAAAACAGTTTTCTTATCATTATTAACCCATATTCCTGAACTTGGTTGAGTTTCCGTATAGCCTTTTTCGTCAAATTGACTTGGCTTTGTTTCGGTGTTTGTTAAAGGTTTAATTCCTATTTTGCCCTTTCCGTTTAATAAAACAATATCATAATCATTCGCATTGCCAGTATTTCTAACCCACTTATCGCCTTCATTCCCAAAAGGAGCATAACCAGCCCTACGCAATGTTTCTTGATAGTTACTTTTTAAGTCTGATGATAAATTTAAAGGTACAACTAAATCGTGAACATTTCTATTTTTTACAGTATTAACAGTTAATTTAACTGCGTCTATGCCATTATTAAACATATCTTGTACTTTTGGGGTGTTATTAGTGATGCCCTGTTTAACAAACCCTAATGCAGCGCCACTGCCTCCCCATATGTTACCACTTATATACCCTTCTTTAGCTGCGTTAGCCATTTGAGATAAGTCCCCACCTTGAAGCCCAGTTTGGAAGAAGTTTAAAAGCCCCATTTCTGTACCGACTTTCTGACCACTTGCAACTATTCTTGCAGGCATACTTTTACCCAAATATTTTTCAACTGCGTTATAAACAGGAGTCCCAGCTTTACTTAATACGTCTCCAACTTTACCAATCTTAGGGATAGGAATACCCATTTCAACAGCAAACTCTGCTGCTTGTGGTACAAACTCAATTCCTTTTCCAACAATATTTTTAATCCCTGAATCGTTAGCATGAGTATTTTCTATATTTTTTGCAGTGCTACTGTAATAATCACCAGCTTTATTTAGACTGTTAAAAATAGGATCATTGCTTTTATCATACCATGGGTTTACTGTTTGGTTAATTTTTTGGGGAATAGTAAGTAACATCTTAGGTAAATCTGAATAAAATGCTTTATCTGCCTTTGCTGCGCCTGCTGTTAAATAATCTGCTACAAATTTAAAAGGGTTATTCGAACTTTGCACAGGTGGATGACTACTTGGTGTATCAATAGTAGGTGCACTAATAGTCGGTGTTCTAACAGTATTAGTTGGTTTAATAATTGGAATCCATGAATCAACAAAAGGAGCCTTTGCGGGTGTATAGACTTTAGCTTTTGGTGGGCTAACTAAATTTGATAAATTATTATTAACCGGGAAATTTGAAGAATAATCTGGCGCACTTGTAGGCGCACTAGGTGCTGGCTGTTTATTCCAAGCCCCTATAAAAGGCTCTGATGGTGCTTTAAAAACTTTAGGTTGATTAGGTTGATTTGTTTTACCACTTAAACTTATCCAAGCCATATAAATCTCTCCTTTTGTTAGAATTATCTACCATAAAATTGTTGTCCTGGGGTACGATAGAAAGGATCAACCCCCGAAGAACTAGAAGAACTCGAAGAACCTCCATTTGCCATAGCTGCATTAGTTAAAGCTCCTACAACTCCATCTGCCGTTAATCCGTGAGCGCTTTGGAAAGCCATTACAGCAGCTTTAGTTTGTGGCCCATATGAACCATCTACTGGAATACCTAAGAAACTTTGTACTTCGGAAACTTGGCTGCTACTTAAACCTCCAGAATTAATAGAAGGTGATTTTGCTTTAGCTTTTGATGATTTTACGGCCGCTGCTTGTTGTGTTCTTGCTACTGATGCTCTTGCTGCTGCTGCCGCTGCATTGTTCGCTACTATTTGTTGTGCTTGATTTGCAGCGTATACCTTATCCCTATAAGCATTATCTACTGCTTGTTGCACTTGATTTGCAGTATATACTTTATCGTTATAAGCGTTTGTCGCTTTAGTATTATTTTCAGTGTCAAGGATTTGTTTATCTGTTTGAGCCCTTGCATAAGCATTATCGTTTAATTGTTGTGCAAGTGCTGAAATAGCCGAAGTTTGGTCGGTATTTAAAGTATTTATTTGATTATTTGTATTTGTTTTATTTGTTGCAATTTGGTTATCAACACCTGTTAAAGAATTAGTTCTAGCAGCATTGATACTCGCTAATTGTTTAGTATTAGCATCATCCATACCCGCAAGCCCACTTGTTAAAATTGTACTTCTTCCAAGTCCTCTGCCTGTTGTAACATTGTCATAGTTATTTTTATTAGATGAGTTTTGAGTATTTTGGCTTGTAACTTGATTATCAAAGGTTGTATTTATTCCCGATTTTTGATTATTGAGAATTGTATTGTTATTTAAAAGTAAAGCGTTTAAATCAGATCTTTTTTGATCATATACTGGGTTTGTAGTATTTTGGGCTTGCAGGTTATAATCGTAATTTTTCATAGCGTCATTTGTTGCGGTACTGTCTGCCCCCGCTAACCTTGTTGCTAAACCTGCATTAACGCTACCTGTTACAGCTGAACCTCCAATTACTAAATCCCCTTTTGCTGCTGTATACTGTCCTGGCTTAGCTCCTGCCATGTCTACATAATTATACCCATTTGCATTTTTAAGACTTGCCCGTGCATTTGCTAAATCTACTCCACTTGCATATATATTTGGCATATTTTGGCCTCCTAACTCTGTTATTTGTTAAGAACTGGCACCTCTTTTAAACTTTCTTCATATTGTTTTTTCTCTGTTTCTATTTGTTGGGGTATCTGTGAATTTACATTTAATAATAATTCATTGAACACCATTGACATAACCGTAAGAGGCATTCCACTCTCATTTATAATTTGAATAAGTTTTTGTTTTGTTTCTATTAATTTTAAATTAAACGGTTTTTCCATAATCATCCCTCTTTCTATTTTTTTGCATTAAAAAAGACACCGTTTAAGATGTCTTTTTGTATATTATATTTTAATTTTTGCTACTAAGTATTGCACTCATTTCAATGCTTCTATTTGGAAATTGCTTTACAAAGTTTTCTTTGGAGCATAAATATAAAGAAACTGAATCTGCAAAATCCTCAACATTACTTTTTGAACTTTGAGAATATGAAGAACAGTATTTGCCATAATCTGTTGATAATAATTTACTACCATTTTTAAACTCTAAATCTTTTGCCATAATATTATCCCATTCTTTGCTATTAGATAGTCTATCAGTTTGAGTTGATAAAGTTACATCTAAGTTGTGTCCTGCTTCGTGTGCCAAAGTTGGAAGTAATGAACTATTATTTAGGTCTTTACTTACTTGATCGTTAGCATAGAAATAAATTTGATTATTGCCTCCAGAAGCATAACTTGTAAAGTTTTTAATTTTATAGCCTTTATCCCAATATGAATTGTATATATTTTTATAATCTAATAATTGTATTTCAGTTATATTTTTAGTTAACATTTTAGGCAATTTTTTAAATTCATTTGCCACTTGAACGCAATTAAACTGTTGTTTGCCTAAACCAATGTCTAAAGGTGTAGTCACCTTAAACCCTTCTTTAAATTCCATTATATGAGCATCTCTTTTAACACCGAAAACAAAATTATAATTCGGCATATCGTAACCAAACATTCCAAATTTATCCATAGATATAGCTTTAAGATCCATATACTTAAATATTGAATTAACTTCTGATTTATTATAAGTTTCTGCCTTAGTTACATCACCTATAAGACTTACAGATAAGACTAATACGCACAAACATAAACTAACCTTTTTAAAATACAACATAATATCCCTTCTTTACATAATCATACTACTACACAATTAAGTAAAATGGAAGTTTTATTTAATTATAGATATTGTTGGGTATTTGCTAGTTTATATTTGGGCGGGAAAATAATTAAACCAATAATCTTAATTGTTCTCTTAAATCTCTCTTTTGCTTTAATCTGCCTTGCCAAATTTGAGGAAGTTTTGTTTCATCTACATTCAGTACAGTCCATGTATCTTCTTGAAATCTGCTTAGCACTAAGTCTAAAATCGAAAGTTGATTTTTAATATCTGATATTTGAAGTTCTTTATCCGTTATGTCAACTATATAAAAATTATCGCTTACGGCATCATAAGTATTATAAATATCTATTGAATCGTCATTTATTGTTTTAACTATACATCCTGTTGGTATAATATAATCTGGTGGAAGTTCTCTATCATCTACCCATCCTATTATTGAGTTTATATTGCCACCACCGTCTATAAAAACATATCTTTTCACTTTTGAACCTCCTTAATAGAAAGAAATTGTTCCAGTCCAAGTATTGTTTCCCGCACTAGAATTATAAAACGTCATTGTGTTTGCATCATCATCTCGATAGGTTATACCCAAATTGCCAACAGTTCCACTAAATTTCACAATTGGTTTATACCCCAAATTATGATTTACTTGTACGCTACTATTTGCGGGAATTGTAGGGCTCCATGTTGTCATTGGTTGCTTGCCTAAACCGTAAAACCCTCTTTCAGACATATATGTTTTGAAAGTCCCAGTAGAACCCCATAGATATAACCCTGCATCATTAGAATTACCATCGTAGCTGCCAGATAAAAATGCTCTAAATGTCTGCCGACTATCAGACAACATTATTTCGCCTGCTCCTGTGCTTCTAGATGTAGTTATATCCACTGTCTTTTTGCTATAACTATCATTAAAAATTTGTATTGTGCCTCCAGAATAATTAGCATCAGACATATGTCCAATGTTAATATTACGGTCACCATTCTCATTGTAAAAAAAAAGTACCCCACCATACGTGCTAGTCGTAAATTCTGCTAAAACCTTTGTGCCACTCATTTGTCTAATAGTTGCACCATCTACAGTTCCACCGTTTATAGCATTACCACTTATAGTACCTTTTGTAACATTTAACCCTGTATTATCCAAAGTAGCAACTGTAACTCCACTTGCATCTTTTACTGTTATACTACCATTGACTGCGCCACCTACCGTCATTGTTCCAGCATTAACTGAATTACCTGTAATTGTAGGACTTTCTATTGTTGTTGAAGTAATTTTAGTTGATGTAATATAAGAAGGTAAAATATCTTCTGGAGCTGGGATATAACTTGTAGCTATTGAGCCTGCCTCTAATTTTAATTCCGAAACAGTAATATTTTGATTTGTATAAAAACATAAATTTGCTTGACTGCCTCTTGTAAATGAAACTTTTTGAGAATAATAAGCATTAGTTCCTACTGGTAATGTTGGGACTAATTCGTAAACCCCGTCATAAACACCGTTAGAATCTCCTAGGCTAATTCCAATACCATCTGCCACCGTTATAGTATATTTAAAACTAATAACGTAATCTCCCGTTTTCATTTGATTTGATAATTTCCAACTTGAAGTTACCCAACCAGTACCAGCTTTTGTTACTGGCGTGCCTGTATTTAAAATTAGATTTCTTCCAACTATTCCTAGTTTGATGTCAGGGCTTAAATTCCCCCAACTGATAACTGCATTAGGACCCATAGCTATATTAGTGCCTACTATAAGTTCATCAGTCTTAATATTCTTTGCCGTAACTGTGTTATAAGCTATTTTGTCGCCTGTTACTGCCCCATCTAATATATCTCCTGTGTCGATATTCCCAAAGACTTTAAGCCAAATATATGAGAAGTTATCATTTAAGTTTTTTATTGTCATTGGAGAAGTTAAATCTCTAATTATCTGTCTTAAAAATCCCAATTCTAATCGCCACCTTCTATATCAATTTGAGGCTCTTTAAGAACAAATTTACTCCCGTTTAGATTCTCAAACTTATAACTAAATTTAACACCTTTGTTTTTTAACTTAACATGATACATTTTTTCATTAGAAGTTAGCAAAATAGTTCTTTCGCTAATTCTTGAACCATTATCACAACTAACCTTTATTGAACCGTTCCCACTTGCTACAAAATGAACTAATTTATTTATTTTCTTCTGTTTAAATTGCATACCAAAATTCATATCCCCACTAAGCCAATAAGAATCTAATTGAACACCGTTCCAATTACTACCCACGTTATATTCGCATAGATTATTATTTCCATCAGCATAGATTAACTTATCGTCAATCTTTAAGAAGTCTGATACTACAATTCCTCTTTTAATCATGTAATTCTTTAAAACAAAATCAAATTCAACTATTAAATTATTAACTGTGCTTGAACCTTCTGGAACTGCTAAAATATATTTATTCTTATACACTTCTGCAACCGCATTTTTCATATAATTTTGGTTAACATTTGAGAATACATTTTTAACCTTTTCTTTTATATCAATTGGTGAAACTGCATCATATAAATACATTCCTTCATTTGTCGCCCAAAATGCTATGTTGTTAACAGATTTAATTGTTTTATCAATTATTTTTCCATTTACTGTATTAAATATTTGCTCTAAGTCGTAGTTACCAGGATAAGTTCCAAATATCTTGAAAACATTTTTAGTCTTAAATATTAGGACATCATTAAAGAGCGTTTTAAGCCCTATTATAGAGCCTCCATCCCATGTAGGTATTATTATCTCTCCACCATGTTGATTAGCTTGTATAGCATCTGTAGGCACTGTCCAATCATCAGGCTCAAAAGGAGTTCCAAAGTATAAAGTGTTTTTTGCTCCCCCCGAAATCCATAGCCTCTCTTTATGAAGTTCTATAAATTTACCTTTTGGGGAAACATTCAATGCCCCTGCTACACTCGCCGCACCGTTATTTTTTAAATCTCTTATTGTTGTGCCATCATAAACCTTCACATTTTCTATTCCATTTGTGAAAATAATTAAATCTATTGAGGCTTCTTGGTAATTAACATAATCGAATGAATCGCTTGTAAGACCAATTAGAATAGAAACCCATACGTTATTAACAAGTTTATATATTGATCCGTTACTTGCTGCCAAAATATCCACTATATCGCCATGATAAAAAGCCATAAGTGAACCTATTTTAGTTGAGAGCGTTGCTGTAGAATATAACGTGCTACCGTTACAACTTCTTAATAAACCATCTGATATATCGCAATTTTGAGCATCGTAAGCCTCGTCTAAAGTTATTAACTGTTTATCTGTCGCTTGGTTAATTCCTTTTAGGAATGTTTTTATCTCTGGCATTATAGCCAACCTGTTAAGTCAGTAATAGTAGTAAATGTCTTATCCTTTATTTGCCTTATCATTGAAAGTTTAGATTGATACATTTGAAGTAAAACGGCAGATACCTTCTTATTATCTGGAAGTGCCAAATAAGCTCCTACATAATAAGGAACTAATGGTTGAACATCTACATCTATTTCTAAAGGAGTTGTATTTACTGTGGTACTTGTTACCTCTGTAGGGTATTTTATATAAAAGATTGTAAATTGACCTGAATAATTTTTGGGAAGAAATAAAGTATCATTTGTTAAAATATAGTCTAAGAACTTAACGTTATTAAATAATATATATTTTAATTCCTTAAATTCATAATCAGAAATATCATAGGGATTATAACCATCTACATCAACGCCAGATTGCATTAAAATAAAATTTGCTTTTATAAATCTTCTATTCGATATTTCCATCTGACAAGCATTTATTAACCCTGGACATTTTAAAGTATAATCGGAAATATCAATAGGTAAAACTGGTACTCCATCGATTGAAAAATCATCCAAAAGTTGTAAAGAATTATCTATAACATTTTTTATCGTCATGTTAAAGCCTCCTTTTAAAAATAGAAAAGACACCTTTGCAAGTGCCTTATATTTATATATTTAGTTATTACGATTGTTGCGCATTAGAATCCTATTGTGAATTAAACTATAGCAAACAATGGTGTTATTTCTGACCATGTTGTATTAGCCAATATATACTCATAATACTTGTTTTCATCCGTTGCATAGTATGTTCCTTTATCGACTGATAATACAGGCATTTGTGCCTTAGTTCCAATACATCTTATCCATTTATCTTTTGTAACTGTATTGAACCCAAAATAATCTCCTGCATAAGCTATATAATCACTTCCACATGGTGAGTAATATCTATCAATAGCTGGGTCATATAATATAATCCCATAATTACCACTAGGGTAAATTTGATTGCTTATTCTTTTTGCTGTCCCTATTCTAATTATATCTAATTGAGAATTGTATGCAGAAGATACAATTTCATTGTTGCTATCAACCTTTAACTCACTAAGTGTAGCCCATATTGAATCCATACCCATAACACTATAACTATTGATAGTTAACCCACCTTTTGCTTTATAAAGTTCATGTGGCATATATACACCCTCTATGTCACTTATTATCCCAGCATTATAAATTATATTCCATCTTAATGTTAAATCCTTATTTAAAGTCTGCATATAATTACTTCCATTAGGTGTTTGCATTATTATTCCACTTGGTCTTCTCTCATCATCCCTAAATGTTAAATTACTAGCTGTTATACTTTTAATTGTCTTTAATTTGCCCATTTTCCCATATACAACTGGGTCTGTAACTAATTGAACATTACTGTCACCTACAGTTTTTAGAAAGCCTATTTTCCCAGTTCTAGTTGCGCCAGTACTCCCATAATTAATATACCTAGGATTTATAGTTTCTATACTACCACAATACATTAAATCAAATAAAGCTTCTGAAGGCATAGGCATTGATACTGGATAAGTATCTGTATCAACACTACAATATTGTTGCATTCCATCTGTTAATACTTCCAGTTGAAATTGTTCATTATTTCTTATGAAATGATTCCCCGAAGATATTGTAACTTTATTAGAATTACTGGCTGAATTAAATCTACAACCCATTAGTGTAAATGTAGGTATTACTGCATACGTACCTCCTGGTATAGGTTTTGATGAAGGATATAAAACAACATCATTATTAGCATCATATTTATAAGTACATAATGCTATTGCTTTCTTTGTTATAGCTTCAAAATAAGTTTCTTTTATGGTTAAAACACTCGAATCTGCCCTATTTGTACCATCAACCCAATCAATATTGAAACCTAAAACCCCATAAGAAACGGCTTCAATAATACAACCATCTATCTTAACATCAAAAACAAGTGAATTTAATTCAAATCCAACACTACCACTTGTTATTCTAATATTACTAAACTTCATAGTATTATTTTCACAATATGTTCCTCTATTAAGTTGTATCGCTTTCACACAACCAGCAAAATTTACTTCATTTGATACTTCTCCATAAAATGAATCAGATATACACAGACCAACCTTACAACTTTCAAATCTTGATTTAGTTATACACCATGTCTGTACACCTGAATATTTTATTCCACCTGACAGTGAATTTCCATTAACTGCTAAACCATCAATAAAAATATTTTGAGGGTTTCCTGTTGTATTTGTACATTTAAAAATATAATCAACATTAGCCGAAGATGATTTTATAATAGCACCTCTGCCTGTAATTTTGTTAATTGAATCACATTTCCCAAAACTTTCAGGAATTATTATTGAAGATGAAACTTTATAAATCCCAACTGAAAATACTATTTCATTTGTGAAATTAGGCATATTGGATACAAAATTAAATATTTTTTGTATTGCATCTGTATCATCCGTATTCCAATCACCCTTTGCACCAACAAGTGGAGCTGGAGGATTTTTTACATCAATCGCCATATCAGCCAATTGCGAATCAGTTTTTTGTAATTTTGTCTTTAAATCAACCTCTCCAAGACGTGCATTAATAATCTCTAAACTTGCATGAGTAGCATCTAAAGCAATAGCCTTTGTATAATCTGATTTTATAACATTTGTTGTTGTTTCTCTTAATACCTCTGCGTTAGCCCTGCTAATTTCAGCACCAACTCTACTTGTTTCCGAAGTTGTAACTTGGTTAATTAAAGAAGTTAAAACTGGGTAAGGGGTTGCTAAATCTGGTGGTAAATCCCCAACTATATCGAGAGTTACATTGTAGAAGAATACTGGCATAGTAAGGCGTTTATTACCTGCTCCAAAAACTGATATAGAGCAATTATATTTACCATTTACTGCAACTGCTGTTAAAGGCAAAGTAAATGTAATAATATTATTAACTACTTTAACGTTATCGCTTCCATAAGTTATAGGGTAATTATCTGGTCTTACTAGATCAACCGTGGCATAAGTTATCCCTGTCATTGGTACATTCATATCATCAAACATATCAAATTCGATGAAATTGACCTCGGTATCGTTTTGAGCAAACATAATCTTAGGGACATTAGGTTTATATTTTGAAATACAAGTTATCACGTATGGTCTAATCATTTAATACACCTCCGAAATAAGCTATTAACTTATTCACTTAATTAACATAATCCGTAAGCCCTGTATGCTATCGCTGTTGTTATAACTACTGTTGTAAATGGTTCAAAATAGTCGTGAAAAGTTTCTTTTGCTTTTACTGTGAAAGTATCTGTTCCAATAGTGAATGTTAAATCCGCTGTTGCATCATCGTTTGAAATACAAAATCCATTCATTAAATTTGGGAAAACGTGTGTTACTGTTACGTTTCCTGAAAATGGTTTACTTGCTCTAAGTCCTATCATTTGGTTAGCCATTCTTTTCACCTTCCTTAATTATTTGTCTTAGTCTTTCGTTACTAAGTTTTATATAACCCTTAGGCGCATCTTTAATATTATCTTTTATATATTTAAACAATTCTGAACGCTTCATACTATCTAGCGAAGGCACAGAAGGATTTTCTTCTTTAATTGGGGTATTTGTATTGCCGTTAATTAAAATCTCTATAAGGTGGCTTAAATCTTCATGTATTGCATATAAGAGTTTCGTTTCTGTTGAGTTTATATTTAATGAATCTTTATCTAACATAATTACCTCCTTTTGATAATGAAAAAAGGATAACCGAAGTTACCCTGTAATTTGCAATGCTAATTGCTGTATTCCATTTTTATAGTTTAGATATTTTAGTATTTTATGCTCCCGTTGTTTGGAATAAAATTTCTGTTGTGGAAACCATACGAAAAAATCTTTATTGCTCTTAGAACTATTGCAACTTAAACATATAGGAATAATATTTGATTTGCTTACTTCCCCGCCATGAGTTACCGGGATAAAATGTTCAAAAGTTGCTTTTTCCAATAAGCAATTACAATAAGCACAATGTAATTCACCATTTTTATTTTTAAAATAGTTTTTACAAACTTCCCATTCTTCAACTGTAAAATTGTCAGGTAACAATTTTGTTCTTTCTCTTCGCCTTTGTGCCCTTATTATGCCGTGAAGTTGAAGTTTTTCAGGGTTATCAATTCCCCATTGTTTGGTTTTTAAAATATTGGCCTTTACATTTTTATAATATCTTTTTATTCTATAGTCATGGATTTTTTCTTTATGTTCTAACCTGTAGATTTGATTTTTTATTTTTAGTTCTTCTTTATGTTCATTGTTATATTTTTTATCCATTTCAAGTTTATGGATCCTATTCTCTTCATTGGAATAAAAAACTTTTCTATACTCCTTTTTTCTTTCCGCATACTTAGGATAATTAGCTTTAGACATAGCGTGCATTTCTTCAATTCTATCTTGGTATATAGCTTTTCTGCTTGTGCTTACAAGCTCTTTGTTGCCGTCTGTATACTCTTTAGTCTCTAATGTGTGACAATATTTACATACTGGTAATAAACCGTTTTTGCATCTTTTGTGGTGAGTGAAATATTTATCTGATTCTTCTAAAATTGCACCGCATCTTTTGCATACTTTAATATTTGGCATAATAAAAATACCTCCGCCGTATTTTATTTTCCGTTTTATAAAATATAGGAAGTAAAGTTCGGAAAACTCTACTTATCGGTTAAGGTAATTAATCTCAACCTATCCTATATTATTATACTACTAAATTATGGATAGTTCAACTATCTAAATAATTTTACTAGCAACTAGCCATTTCCAGTCTACAAAACCTAGTGAAAAACGCATATCGTAATGTTATCGTTAGGCTATTTATCCTAACTTCTATATGTTTCCATATAGCCCAGACTATATCATACCTTTCGGTAGTGGTACTCGTGGGAATTTCATCATACTTTCGTTTAGATTACTTTTCCTAGTCGTTGAACCTTCATCCTTTTTTAAGGAAGCTCGGCTGCTGATTTTCCAATCTTATTAATTTTCAAACATTCACACTCACGATTGCTCGTCATGTTGTAGTTTAATAAGCTCTAAGGACGTTCCAGCAATTCTCCACTTTTTCATTCATACCTGCCTAACAAGTATAACGGCTCCTGTTTGAAGCATCTATTAACCAATTTTTAGTGTTGTCATCCTTATGTGACGCAATTTCTAGTTTCTTTCTGTCTATCCAGAAAAGGTTGCGTTTCATATAAGCAGAATCAATTAAAAAGTACATATTGGGATCCGTGATCCATCTGCTTATAATGACTTGGTATTTGTCTTGGTAAGGGTTAGCTGCGTTGGTATTATCAGTTGGTTTCTTCTCTGATTGGGTTAATTCCCAGGCTACATTTCTATTAGCCCAGCCAGTTAATATTGTGTCAGGGAAAATATTGGCTTTTTCTCCAATATCGTCTGTAAGACTTTCCATTAAATCTTCTGCTGCCTTTAGCCCTGCTTGGGTTAAGGGATTGTTAGTAAGGTAATTGCCTTGAACTGCTGCCTTACCTGTCTTAGAAGGATGAGCAACGCTTGCTAAAGGCATTTTGTCGTTGCCTAAACAATCAAAAGTTCCACCAGCCATCGAGAATGTAGGTACTGTACAAAAATTAAAAGGAGCATGAACAAATTTCTCTCTAGTTCTATTAGAGGCATCTGTTAATGTTCCCGCCTGATTTTGCATATCAATAATCCTAGAGTCATCTATGGTTTCTCTTTTTATTTCAATACCTTTCTTGAAGACTGTGTGCATAAATTGCTTTGGCCACATTTCTTCCATGTCGTCATAAGGTACCGCTCCATCTGTTGCGACAAAATCACCTATTCCATTCATTCCTGCAACTGATTCTGAATAATGGTTTGAACTCTTTACGTTATATAAAGTATTTAAAAGTGAGTTCTTTGCAAAGTCACTTTCTGATTTAGACATATAAGCCATTATTGGGCCTTCATTTCTCCCAATAGCAGCATCAATCTTTCCTACTGTACTTGTTATAATCATTTGTTAAACCTCCTATACGTTAAATTTTATTCTTGCTTTTCCTTTGACTGTATCTACTGAAACTATTTCTACTTTCCCAGTTGTAAGAAGTGCTGAATCTACCTTTGTACCTGTTACATCTAAACAAGCAACCTGTGTGCCTATTGCTGCTAGAACTAAAGCTGCATTTGCTGCTACTGTTCCTACACCTGCTATATCTGCGAGCCAAACTTGATCCTCTCTTACTCTGATATAGTTTGTTTTTACGTTTACTCCTGCTGCGGTGTTGCCTATTAAAATAAACTGTGGCAGAGACGTTACAGCACTCTTAGTTAATCTTCCAGCAGTAGCTATTACTGCCTCACCTTGTGCCCCTGCTTCTGCATCAGCCATTAATATCTTGTTGTCTGTTATTGTTCCAGAGCCATCATATGAACTTTCTAAAACTATCATTTAACTTCCTCCTAACCGTATAATTTTTTATGAAATCTCATTGCTTCTTTCTTTGATAAGCCCATATCCATGTAATTTCTTAATGTTTCAGTATCTATTGAAACATCATTTACAGAATCATCTGAACTACTGCTTTCTGATTTGATATGGGATTTACTATCATAGGTATTTTTTATACTTTGTTTCGCCGAATCTTTTTCTCTCTCGCTAATTTTTTCTCTATTGACAATATAAAAAGCATCTGCAAGATCATAACCTTTGGCTTCTTTAGCCCATACTTCATCTGGAATATCGTCTGGTGACTTAACCATGTCAGGATATTCAGCTTTAAGTTTGTTAAAGTTATTAACCATTATTTGGTCGCTTGCTTGCTTTTGTATTGACAATTTAAGATCGTTATTTTCACTAAGCATTTGCTGGTATTCAGGGTCCATTTGCAAAGCTTGTTTAATCATTTGAGGATCATATCCAGCATCTCTAAGTTCTTGTTCTTTGGTTACTCTTTCATCTTCATTTTGCTTTTGTTTACTATCGTTTTGAGTTTTGTTATAAGCTTCTTGTTGCTTTTTTAACTGTTCATTTTCAACTCGCAACTTTTTAAACGCATCATTTGTTTTGTGAGATTGTTCAGGTTCGACGGGTTCCTTTTCAGCAGGAGCTTCAATAGGTTTTTCAACTTCTTTTTCCCCTGGTTCACTTTCGTCTGTGGCAACCTCTATGTCATCAACTATTGAAGTGTCATCTGGTTCCTCTTGGAATACTTCTGATGTGTCAATACCTCCAAATAATTGAAGATTATTCAATAAATATGTCATAATTTTCTCCTTGCCATGTTCCGCTATCTGCGTGCGCTAATCTTTCGTCTTTCCGAAGTGCCAACTATTTCTATTTTGCTTTGTTTGTGCTATCTCTCAAATCTCCTTTTCCTTCAATAAGGTTAGAGTTTGAAGCTGGCTTGCCTGTTGCTTTACCCATTGTGTAAGGTCCTACTGGCTGTTGTTTTTTGTTTGTATCTGCCATCGTTATCACTTCCTTTCAAATTTGCTATATAAAAGAATAATTGCTAATTTAGGGCATAAGAAAAGACACCCAGTAACGAGTGCCTTAAACTAATATTCAATTGTGGGTAAAGATTTACACTCTACATAAGTTCTGCCGAACTCAGTTATAGGTTTAGTTGTGTCTACTTATTCCACCACCACAATTTTAGACAATAAAAAAGAACACTTCTAAGTTCTACGTAATAGGATTATCTGTACGTGTTAGGCCACTAATACTATTATTAAAATATCCAACTCCTGTTTGTTGTTCTGAAAACTTAGAGCATTTAACGTTAATACTAAATGGTGAATATTGTAATATTTTAATACCAAGAACTGCTGAATTAGTTTCATCTGCATATTCTTTAAATTTACATATCGACTTATTGTTACACCTTTCACAATTTATCGTGTTATTCATGCTAACATCCTTTCTTAGTTCCTTTAGTTGGTTTAGTTTTCTTTGTAGTTTTCTTAGCCATTTTCATTTCCCCCTCTTATAAAATTTTTAGAATATCTTTTTAGAATCCTGCAAACTTTGGCTTTTTAGCTACTGGTTTCTTAACTTTCTTTTTAATCGCCGTTTTCTTTGCCACTTTTTTAACAGGAGTTTTCTTAGATACTTTCTTTGCTCCTGTATCAAATGGTAATTTGCTCGTAAATGGATTAAACTTAGGACCATTTCCTACATCCATACCTGTTTTCATATCGAAAGGTGAAGGCATATCCTTCATTGCAGGCTTTTTCTTAGTTACCTTACCTTTATTAAGACTTGGGTTATTTGCTTTTGTAAACATTGTTATTCCTCCCTGTTTTTTAATGTTTCTTTTATATCAATAAATTCTTTTATAACGCTATGGATATCTTTTGCCATCTTATCAATGTTTTCAGGCTTTCTCATTTCATCCAGAGTTTCTTTAAATGCTTTCTTTAAATCCGGATTTTCTGCAAATATCTTTCTTAAATTCTCTTTTGATTGTTTTAATTGTTCTTCTCTACTTAACATATTAGTTCCCATATCCATTACCCCTCAATAAAATTAGTAACGGGATATAATTGAGTTATTACTTCTGCAATTCTTTCTACTGTTCTTTCTAGTGCTATTTTAAATACATCATCAACTGCTTCCTGATTTTGTTTACTATTCAAGTTATAAACTAAATTTTCACACGTTTCTAAATGGTCAAAATTAAGATGTAATAACTCATGTATCAAAGTCCTATACCAATCATCACTAACATCTTTATTAATCGTGATATAGGAACTATTTAATAATCTTGTTGTTTGATTATAACCTTGCTCGCTTTGTCCATATAGTTTTATAAATTCTTCATCAGCCAAAATCTTAACTTCAATATCCCAATCCTGGATTCTTAATATTTTTTGAAGTTTCTCTACAATTGGTATCAACTCTTTTTCTGTAGGTATATTCACTTTTAACCCCCGTAAAATTTATTTATCATCGCCTTTTGCTCTTCTGGATTCATTTGTAAAAATTCCTTTTGGAGTTCAGGCGGTAATTGTGCTATTTGCTCTGCTATAAATTGTGGATCTAATTGTTGCTGACCTTGTGGTGCTGGACTTGGTTGCTGTTGACTTTGTGGTGCCTGTTGTACCTGTGGTGGTTGAGCATTTTGACCTTGAGGTAATGTTTCTTCTGCTATTTTTACACTTGCTGCAGCTTGGTTAGTAATTGGCATACTTTGAGGATCAACTTGAATACCTAAGTAATTCAATAATTGTGTTTGTCCGTCTGCTGTCATATCTTTGTATGCAATAGTAACCCTTGGTGGTGCTTGCATAATTGGGTGAGCCATTCTATCCTCTACAGATTTAAGTATTACGGCAGCATTAGGAAAGTCTATGCTCTCCATTACCATCCAATAGTCTATAGAATTAATTGCCCCTCTTGCTAAAGCATCGCTCATACTTCTAATTATGAAACTCTTATCTTTAGGCATACCCGAATCAGCTTCGACATAAATATCAAAGTCTGGGTAATACCACTTACCATCCTTATCTTGTTTAATCAACATTCCTTTATCAAACATACCAAACTTAGATTTGCTATCTGGACCTTTAACTCTAAATGGTATTTCTTCATCATAAAATGCTAAAACAAAGTCGTAATAAATTCGGTATAATTCTCCGAAAGCCATGTGCTTCTCAAACTTCTTAATTCCCATTTTGTTTTCTGTGTTTTGAGTAAGTGTTTGAAGTGCCGTTCCTGATAAAGCCGAACTCTCTGCTCTTCCTTGACTTGCCTCTGTAACTCCTATTGAATCTTTAGCAGCTTGCATATAGATATTGTATAATTGAATTAAGCCACCTTCATTGGACTTTAAATCTACAACTCTAACATCACTTTGAGGATCATCTGTTTCTACTATTTGGGTTACAGCATTATTATCTAAGGATTCTTTTAACCCTACTCCACTTCTAACAAGTATCTTTGTAGTGCCTTTCAATTGCTTTTCTTCTTCTATTGAAAGAACTTTTTTAATTCCTTCTTGCTGGTCTGAAATAATATCTACATCGCTTCTGCCTCTAAATGATTTTTCTTTAGGAATGTTATACCAAATAACAAATGGAAATCTTTTAGGAATATGACATTCTACATCTACCGTTTTAGGGTTTCCGTCTGCATCTATTATCTGTACCTTCTCTGTCCTCTGTATTTCATTCTTTAAACGCTTGTAATAGAACTTTGGAGTATCTCTTAAGATAGTTTCTGCCGACCATGTAAGTAGGCATATATCGCCATCTGAATCCTTATACCAACATTCTATAACGCTTACTTTGTTAGCAAGGTTATCTGTAGTTTGTTCTGTAAAATTATCAAAATATCCATACTCTGCTCCGTCTATGTCTAGTGCATCTCTATATTGCTCTCCATACATTCTACAAGCAGAATCTAATGACTTATTAACTATAAAGAAGCAATAATCCATATCTGCAAGTCTGTGTATATTTGTTTGAGGTACAAATAATGTAGGGTGTGGATTTGAAGTTTCTATTCTCCCCCTAAAATTGTGGCTCTTAAAATCTGGATTATAATTTACTTTAAATATTGCCATTCCATTCTTTTTAACTATTCTTTCATTATCAGATGTCATTCTTTCAAGTTCTGCCCCAGCACTTAAATACGTGAGCATACCTTCTAACATTTCTCTTTTCCCTAAGTCCTCTGAACCTTCAACTGCTTTAACTGATGGTGTTGGGATATCTATATTTATTTGAGATTCTATTAACTGGGATGTTATGTTAACTACTTGCCTGGCACTTTTAATTTGTTGTCTATCTGTCTTAGAGTAAGACATTTCATAACCCATAGCCCCACCAACTGCATGAGTACCGTTATAAATATTATCCCAAGTTACACAATTAGATCTAAAGTTACTATGTTCCGAGAGAGATATACTTAGTCTATCTTTCCACTTTCTTAATCTTAAATAGTCTTTATTTTCTTGTTCCATATCTTTTTTAATTGTGTCTATCTGCCCCAAAACTCCTTTCACCTTCTTTCCAATTGTATTTAAGATTCCCATCTAATCACCTACTTTATATTTAGTAAATCCTTGGCATGGTGAATAAGAATAAACCATATTAAATAATTTTAATTTAACCCACCATTCTCCACAGTCTGTAAAATAGAACATATATATATTTCTAAAGCCTATTTTAAAATGCTTTTCCTTACACCCACATTTACATTTAGTTTCCAATATCATTAAATTGCATTTCATTTTCTCACTCCGGTTTTCTTAAAGGATTTAATACGCAAGTGCCTTTATCCTCAGGGTAAAATACAAGGTTAGTATATCCATCGACTAATTTACACCTGCCTTGTTTTAAATGTTTATTAGTCCTTAGATACCATATATAATTACTTATTTTAAAATATTTTAGTAAGCTCATTTAGTTACCTCAACTTTTTTATGATGTTCTATCCAATGTTTCAAAGCACCTTTATTCTCTAACAGATCGTGTCTTAGATCTTCTGATAAACCTTCTGGAAACTTAGGCAATGCTACTCTCCCCGCAAGTGGTCTGCTCATAGTGCCGTAACGTAAATTTTCCGCAGTATGTGTGATATCGTGTGGCGAATCAGATATATCTTCTAAGTTTTTATCGTCGTATTGAAGTAAAGGTAAGTCGTGTATTGTGTTTGTGCAATTAGCAAAGAATTTAATTCTAGCAGTCTTTTCTCCTATATCACTTTCTACAACCTTTAAGTACTCTCTTAACGCTCTCCAACCCATTAGCCTATTACTGTTGGCTCTTATTAATCCCATAAGACCAGCCTTACGCATTATCTCATATCCGCTCTCTCCTGTTTCCTGTCTTTTGTTCCACAAATCAGGGGAAGCAACTGTATAAGTTATTTTCTCTCCTAAGGGCGTAACTTCATTTATTCTTTTAGCCGCAGCACTTAGAATTAATCCCGCTTCGTGAAGTTCTCTATAAATATAACAATTACCATTCCCATCTACAGCCCACCAACTACATGAAGTCATATCCATCCCATAGTCTAAACTTCTAAATCTTTTCCATCTTTTATCAATCTCAAAAGGCACAATAACATGAATATTTCTATCCCATTCTGAAAAATATTGCCCTTCAAAAGCATCCCAATCTCCATAAAGCATTGCCCTCTTTCTCATTTCAGGTAGGTTCTTTAAATTCTCTACATATTCTGGATTATTTTCCATTAGAAATTCATTCTCAAAAACGGTAGAAGGTATAAACTCGTAATTCTCTGCCTTCTCGCTGTTCCTATATACTTTATCTATAAAAAGTCGCTTAACCCATGAATGACCGATTCCTCCGGGATTGCATGTGAAGTAAAGTCTTGGAGTAAATTTAATATCCATTATTCCACTACTTCTATTACACTCTGTAAAAATATCTTTCTGAAACTCTGTAAACTGTGTAGCTTCTTCTAAGAAAATAACGTCGTACGCTTGACCTTGAAATTGAAGTACATCTGATTCAGCAGCACAATATCCTAGTTTAATTCTGCTTCTATTAGGAAATGTGAACTCTTTATTTTGTGCGTCGTACTTTGCAAATCCTTTTAATTCTGTTTGAAGTATTAAAATATGATTCTCTCTTAACTCTTGGAGTGAACGCCTTACTATTAGTATCTGTATTCCTTTATAATGAAGTGTTAATAATACAGCTTTACGCCTTGCAGCCCATGATTTCCCGCCTCCCCGACTAACTACCACCATACGCAACATATCTCTTGTTGCTCTTAAAGAATACTATCTGTTTAGGATAAGGTAACCCTTTTAAGTTTATGGAAGCCATTGGCATCACCCCCTTTAAAATAAAAGAAGATGTATTTCTACACCTTCTACCATCTCTTTAATCTCTTTTACTCATTTCTAAATACTGAATTGATTCTGCTGTTGCTCTTAAATTAGTAATTAGCATTTTATAATCTGAATCAACTTCGCTACATTCTAATCTTTGGCTTAATCTTAAAGCATCCTTTTTAAGGCTTTTAAGTATTTGGTCTGGATAATTAGTTTCTTTATCTACAGGCTTAATATTGGTGAATCCAGTTATAATGTTTCCATCGTAGAAAGATTCTCCTACCGTCACACCCTCTTCAATAACATATTTCTGGTTAGTTATGCTTAATCCCTTGCTACAACAATTTATATTTTCATACTTGTATTTTTCTATATACTCTTCAACTTGGGATAGGGAACTAACTAAAACCCCATATCCATGTTTCTTGGCAAATTTAATCAAATCATATGTCTTGCCTATCTCTTTTAAATTATTTGTATAAATTAGAGAGTGACTTTTAGCACCTTCCTCTAATCTTTCAGTAATGCTAAATTCTGGACAAAATACTCCCTCGTTTAATAAACTAATTGTATTCATAATATCCTCCGGCTTGACAGTAAGCCACACTTTTTATTTGTGAAATAATATTCACAATTTAATCTACTTAATAGACTAAGTTCTAAATACATTGTAGACATAGAAAAAATTTTGTAGGATTTCCAGAAAATAAGGTTTTAAAGGAATTAGGTTTTCCTAGGGATTGATTCATAAGAGATATTAAAATAAGGATATGGGAAGCACACAGATGTAGATATATCACCTTTACCCGACACCACAACGACAAGGACATACGTACCCCCTGGTGAACTCATTGAAAGGTTTCGTCTTATCGCGTTCCAGGTTGCTCGTGCCTGTCTGTCGTGTCGTGCTGCTGACTGATTGGATGTATGTATTGCTACATTGTGTATGTGCTTGCTATGCTGTTACGTTGTTACTATGCTTGTGTATGTGTGTGCTCGTGCTAGATCATAGCAGAACTACACATAAACAAAGCACCCGTTATAAAGCGAGTGCTAACTATCTGATTATCCTTAATGCATCGTTGTTTACTTGAGCATAAGGTATATTGTAACTAAGAAGAATACAAGTGATACTATTATGCCAACGATACCAAATGTAAGAGTGAATGTTAGATTGTATTTTTTGCTAAGAATATGCTAACGCTAAATATAATACCCATTATTATAAACCATAACCCAACTTCTATTAATCCAGGCATAAGTTTACCCCCTTTATTATTTCTATCGGCTCGGTGTCGTACCCCCATTTGTTCAGCCTATACACTCATTGTTGATTCTGATATTGCTACATTAATCATTGTTATCTATGACTTCAAACGTACATTCAACGTCTTTGCTATCATCACGTGCCTCAGTTTCGTAATAATTATCCATAATTTCTATCATTCCCATGTTTTTTACCTCTCTTTGTGAACAAACTATGAACAAATAAGCTATAAATCACTGTTTTTGATGGATAAGTTGATACTCCACGGTGAGCATATGCCATTTTATGAGGCTATAGGCTAATGCTTTAGTTGAGTAACTCGTCGTGAAATCTGCATTTCGCGACATGTTTATTAATTTCTTTGTTTATTTGCTCCAACTTTCCACTTCCGGCGACATTGTGACTTTAATATCTGCGTCGACTTCGGCTTTAACTTCCTGCTTGTCTGTATAAAGGCTTGCCATCGTAAGAAGGACCTTGCGATCTGATCCACATCTACTATCTGTTTTTGCAAATTTGATAGTCGCTCTAACTATGTCAGAGACTTCACTTTTTAACATATCCATTGTAGCCTTATTTAAAATAGCCACAAACGCAGGCTTAGCCATGGCTTTATACCAGGTGTCTTTAGCTACATTAGCAGCTTTACATCTATCTTTTATGTTCATATTGAAAGATTCTGGATTGATTGAGAGCTCTATTATTCGCTTCTCTGCCTCTGTTGGTGTGTAGCCGTCCGTTTTCTTCGTGTTATCTTCCATGTTCTTCACCTCTTTTATTCCTAATTATTTCCATTAATCTATATTTTAAATCTGTTTATTGTTTTAAATCTGTTTATTAATATCTTTATGCTCTTAATTTGGCACGTAGGACACTTTGAGTATACCTTTGGTGTATTTATACTTTGAGTTACTAAGTGCTTCTATCGCCATCGTAATCTTAGCATAATGCCTTAGCACTCTTTGCATTGATATTCTTTCTTTTTTTGTATTAGGTTCAAAATAAGGGTATTGCTTATACTTATATAGATCTCTTATTGTATTAGTGCTCATAGTTTTACTCCTATTTATAGGGCTCTAATATATCTCTTGTTATTGTCCCTGCAATTTGGTTAGCATCTATTGGCTTTAAGATATCCTTAAAATACTCTAATTGTCTCTTATATTCATTTGATAGTTTTTTCTTGCTGCCTCGGCTTGACATCGCTTATCCCTCCTACACTACAGTAGCTTTGCTAACATCTTAATAGTATCTTTGTCATTCATTCTTTCTCTTCTCCCCTCCTTGGCTTCGCCAGTATTGCACTAGACTTAGTTGACTTTTCTTTCTTTATTTCTCCCCCAATTTTAACTTGGTGGCTTTTTAAAGCATATAAAAAAAGAGCAACCTTTAGGCTACTCTTAAAACTCTTTTAAATATTCCTTTAAAATCCATCTTGCAAGTTGTGATACTGTCATCCCTCGCTTATCTGCTAACACTTGCAGTTGTTCTTTTATCTCTTTCTCTGCCCTGATGTGTAACATATCTTTCATTACACCCATACCTGCTTATACTTCTCTAATTGATTCTCTCCATTGTCTCTCAGTTGATAGCCGTTTAATAGATCGATGCCAACTTCTTGCACATATAAATCGGATCTAATGTAATGATCTGCAACTTCCCAACCTTTCCTTTTTGCAAACTTTATTGCTTCTTTCGCACTGTCAAAGAGTATAGCGTCATTTGCGTATGGAGTATGTGTTGTCTTGCCCTTTGTCATCCTCTTTACATATGTTAATGTTCCTCTTAATACGGTTAAACCATAAGTCTTAGCTATTGCAAATTTCATATTATCAATCCCCTTTTTTATTTGATACACTCATTGTATCTCAACGTATCTCGTATGTCAAGGGGTTTTAAAAATATATTTTTATTTATTTTTCCCACATTAAAAAGGCACTAGCTAAATGACGCTAACACCTTGAAAGGGGCTATCTATATGCCGTTTTTACTGCTGACACATTTATCTTTGTCCACGCAGCCGTCGCTTTGCATTATTTTTCTGATTATCTCTAATCTTAATTCTTCTTTTAGTTCTTCGATCTCTTGTTTTTCTTTATCCATCGTTTCACCTAAAGCAAAAAGGCGCCTGCTATCTGCAAGTGCCTTATATGAGGGGATAAGGGGATTAATAAATGTATATACTAATTATATTTTCCAACGTTAATTTTTACAATAGATAAAGTGTGCAATTATAGGCAGAATCTGTGTAATAATAGAAGAAAAGCTTATTTCTAAGCTTCTACGTTCTTCCTTTGGTTCTATCTATAACGTCGCACCTGGTTATTATCTCAAATCTTTTTTCTATTAATTGTATTATCTCTTTGGTTATACTCCTGTTGTCTTTGTCTGCTATCTCTATAAGCTTATCTTTTACCTCTTGTGGTAGTCTTACATTTAAGGTTTGCACTATTTGTTCCTATAACGTTCTGCGTTATCTCTTTCGCCTTGTTTTATAACTTCTTCTATAGCTTCTATTAATTTATAACTATAATCTATTATATATCTTTCCTCTTGTCCTAATCTGCAACCTTTTAATTCTAATAATTTGCTTCCGCCGACTTGGTTTGCAAATCTGTCGCTACCTGCGTGCGCATATACATATTCTTTATTGTCTATTGTGGCAACTGCTACAGAGTGTTTGTATTCAATTTTTTCTACTTCAATTTCTTTGCTTTCTAAAACTTTATACTTCATATTCATAATCCCCTTTTCGAAGCTGTTTCCCAACCTCTGAATATATTGTAACGCATAATACATTACAATGTCAATAGATATTTTAAATATTTTTTTACATAAAGAAAAGCTTATTTCTAAGCTTTCTCCGGTCCATATAGCTCTATCATCTTCCATTCAGAGATTAACCACACCTTGCCGGACTTTCTTAGTCCTTCTACTGCTTGTAGCTTTCCTCTTTGGATTCTTTTCCTTATACTCCCCGGATTTATTTCCCAGCGTTCCGCTGCTTCTGCTAAAGTCATTTCCATGTTTTTATCCTCCTATTCTTCGTGAGTTTCGTATTCTGTTTCGTTTTCTATTCTTCCATCTATCAGCATATTCGCAACTTCCCTGAACTCGTCAACTTCGTAATCTACTGTATCATCTTCCCATTCTTTGTATATTTCTGGATATTTTTCTTGTATAAATTTGTAAGCGTACTCATAGCCTTCTTCTTTCTGCCCCAAAAATTCTTTATACAGATCTTTATTATCTTTTATCATACCTTCATAATCTGTGTCTATCTCCCAGGAATCAACCCCCATGACGATAAATGTTTCTCCCTTGTAGCTACTAATTGATTGGCTTCCAGAACTTTCTAACCCTGTTACCCAGCACTCTCCGTTTTTGTTCATCTCTACATCTACGTGCCAACCCTGCATTGTCCCATAGGTATCTTTCTTTGCCTGTACTGCGCAATCGAGTATTCTTTCTCTGCTTGCTTCAATAATTTCTATCCAATTCATTTAATACACCCCTTTGCACGGTTTAAGGATAACCGTGAACCACTATTTTACCAGGTATGTGTTCTTGTTTCTTTGGTCTCTCCGTCAGGCATTGCATAACCATATATCATGTCTAGGTTGCATTCTTCGCTAGGATCATTACATTCGTCTGTAGAGTGGTATAATTCTTGCTTTACCCCTGTCAACTTTGCTTTTGCGAATATTGCTATTCTCTTAGCTTCCTTTTCGGCTTTCTTTATTTCAGCTTGTTTTTCTTTTTCAGCCTTTTCAATTTTGGCTAACCTTTCTGCTTCTACTGTAGCTATTGCTTGCTCTGCTACTAATTCAGCTTCTTGCTCGTCTGTTATTTCATAGGCCATTCCAGCCATCCCAAATTCAACATAGTCACTTCCGTTGTTTAATTTCTTAATTTTTTCAGTAACTTGTGGTAATTCGATTTTTTTACCTGCAAAATATTTTGCTCTATACGCTATGCCTTTATCTGTTAATTCTAAAGTTTCTATGCTCCAATCAATTTCCATGTTCTCTCCATGATAACAAACTAAATATCTTTTCAAATTAGCAGTTTTGATATATTCAGCTTTCAGTTTTTCGGTTTCAATTTCTCTTTCTTGATTTTCAACTAGCCTTTGTTCCTTTTTTATTACTTCGATTTTTTTAAGTTCTTCGATAATTTCAGCTTTAGCAGATTTTATTTCTGTGATTTGCGCTGGTGTTGGCTTTGCACTAGAATTAAGTCTTATACCCTTCTTACCATCCTTTTCCGCAAGTTCAAGTTTAAACTTTTTAATCATTTCATTGACTGTCATTTTCTACACCCCTTTTTATTTATTTAAGTCTTTGTTTCGTGTCTATAATCCAATGTTACTCTTGTCTTTTCTTCGTGTCAATACTTTTTTAAAATATATTTTTATTGGCTTAAAATATTGGTCCATACATACTATTGTTTATTCCTACCATTAACCCTGCTGCTAACATTAGCCCCATGAGAAGGAGGATTGCAGTCCCTCCGATTCCTTCCCAAAATAGCTGTTTACTAAATCTGTATCTCATTTCTTCCCCCTTAATCTAACATTACTTCGTGAACTACTTCGTATTGTTGTTTTATCTTTTCAAAAGCTAAATCGGTTGACCTGTAGAAGTTAAAACCATCGTTAGACTCTACAAGTTTTATCCCTCTACCTTTTAGTTCAAGTTTTGTTTCCAGGTAGTAGCCGCCATAGTGTCCGATAGACATTTTAATTTGTCCTTTTAATCTTTTTTCTCCCATTTCAGGGCAATAATTTTTAACCATTTTTTTACATCCCCTTATTTTTATTAGTCCTCTTTACGTGTCTTATTAATCTTAGTATATCCCTATGTCGCACAAAGTATACACGCTAATTCCACTGTTTTAGGGTTTATTTCTTCGTTTTGTGGAATTTATCTACAGTTATCTCCCTATCTCGCAGTTTCTTAGAAAATAAAAAAGAGAAGGTCACAGGCCCTCTCTGAAAAAATCATCTAACTTTTTAATTGCTTTATCGCACACGTATTTACAATGGTCCGTGTTGTTGTTTGTGCATACTGCTATGTCCTTAAATTGTGTGTGCTCAATATATCTCTTTTTCACAATGTCCTTTTCCTGTGGTATTAATAGAGTGTCCATAGCGTTATCTATGCGGCTCAATATAAAGATAAGATCACATTTTTCTTGCTTTAATTTAGTCGTTTTAGCAGCTATGTTAATTGCTGTGTTTTCCGTTATGCTGTTAAATTTATTTGTTCCCTGGATCCTTTCCTCGTAACTTATCCCTCCGCAGCTTACGTTCGTATATATATCTTGTAATTGTATTTCCACATCTGCAATCTTAGTTTTCATATCTCGGTATTGACGTAAAAATGCTACTATCATTTTAAACCTCCAGCTGTGCTGCTATGTCGGCTACTACCTCGGCAAATTTCTTAAATGTTTCGTTATTAAAACTCATGGAAACATATGCACCATGGTTTTTATCTTCTAAAGTTATTGTTTGACTGTAGACGGAAAGTTCCTTCCTATTTTCGCTAAAGGTAGCTTTGCGTATAGGTCTTACTGTTGTACCATATTCTATTTTAATATCCACTTTGCCATTCTTTGGTTCCCAAAATGGGTAACCGTCTAAACCAGGTCCGTAGCATCTAACACATTTTAAATATGGAAGAACA